GTATCTCAGGTGTTTAATCTTAAGTGGCCTGTGGTTTCTATTCCCAATGGAGCAAAGTCTGCTCCGAAGATGATTGCAAAGCACCTTGATTGGTTGGAGTCATTTGAAACTGTTGTGCTGTGCTTTGACCAAGACAAGCAAGGCAGAGAAGCAGCATTGGAATCTGCGCAACAACTCTCACCTGGTAAGGTGAAGATTGTAACTAGCCTTCCAGAGAAGGATGCAAACGAGTGCCTTCAGCAAGGTAGAGTGAAGGACCTTATTGATGCAGTATATGGAGCCAAGAGTTTTAGACCTGATGGAGTAATCCCCGGACAAGAACTTTGGGAGGTGATTGCTAATACTGAGAAGAAGAAGTCTATTCCGTACCCTTGGTCTGGTCTAAATGATAAGTTGTTTGGGATGCGAGGAGGAGAACTTCTCACTCTGACAGCAGGAACTGGCATCGGCAAGTCTAGTGTTGCTAGGGAACTTGCTCTATACCTCATGGATGTTGGACAGAAGGTAGGCTATATTGCACTAGAGGAGAGCGTACAGAAGACCGCAGAGCATATCATGGGTCTTTGGATGAACAAGCCTACACACTTGTGGGATTCGCAGGATGTGGATATGGGGCAGAAGAAGTCCGCCTTTGATAATACTCTCGGCACAGGAAACCTAGTGCTGTACGATCACTGGGGTTCTATTGATCCCGCCAATCTGCTCAATAGAGTGAGGTACATGGCTCGTGCTATGGAGTGCGATTACATCTTCCTCGACCACTTGTCTATTGTAGTTAGTGCTTTGGAAACTGGTGACGAGAGGCGTATGATTGACTCAACCATGACGAGACTGCGATCTCTAGTGGAGGAGACAGGCGTACACCTTGTATTGGTGTCTCACTTGAAGAGACCCGATGGAAGGAGCCATGAAGAAGGCGGCTTTACCAGTCTAGCCCAACTTAGGGGAAGCCACGCAATAGCCCAACTTAGTGATGCGGTTATTGGATGCGAGAGAAATCAGCAGGACGACAGTGACTCAAACCTTCTGACACTACGTGTGCTAAAAAATAGGTACGCAGGCAACACAGGCGTAGCCACAACGCTAGAATACGACGAGTCTACTGGAAGACTTAACGAATGGACGCCGCCCAATCTGATTGATCTTGATGGAATTGAATGATGCGAAAGAGGATGACATGGGAAGAGATTACTCGTGAGATTAACAAATCTCAGGGTACTAATGTCTGCCGTCAGTCCATCCAAGGATCATATGATCGCCTGCTCCGAAAGTTACGAAGATTACTCATAAAGGACCCTGTTATAAAAGACTGGCTCATAGAGCAAGGAATAGACATAGAAGATGATACTACACGCTGATGGTTTTGAAGAAGCCCTGCTTGGACATGCTCAACAGTTTAATAAAGAGTTTGCTGTGTATGATCGGGCGATGTGTATTAAGATTCTTGCTAGAGACATGCCTCTCGATGAGGCAGAAGAGTTTTTTGAATATAACGTGATTGGTGCTTATGTGGGGGAGTTTACACCCGCGTTCCTTACACTGAAAGAAGATGATTATGACGACTTTAATATTTGATATAGAAACCAACGCGATCTCCAACTTCTCTACACTGCTAGGACTGAAGACTATTCATTGCATATCTATAGCGACTCTAGATGGTGAGCCGGAGATTGTGGAAATTGAAGAGGCACTGGAGAGGCTGCGGGTTGCTGATGTTATCGTTGGACATAACATTCAAGATTTTGATATAAGAGCCATACAGCGTCTCTACCCTGACTGGAAACCAGAGGGCTGTGTTAGAGACACACTGATAATGTGCAGGATGCTATGGCCTGACGTACAAAATGAAGACTGGCAAATTCCCCACTTCCCACGACATCTCATTGGAAGACAATCCCTAAAGTCTTGGGGTGTTCGTCTTGGCATCCACAAAGGAGACTTTGGTGAAGACACTGACTGGGAAGTGTTCACTCCTGAAATGGCTAAGTATTGTAATCAAGACGTAAAGGTGACTCAGGCACTATGGAATAAGATACAAGAGGAGGGACCCCCAGTCCGCCCCACGAAAGTCGAACACGAATTCGCGGGAATAATCTCTCAACAAGAGAGAAACGGATTCGCTTTCGACGTAAACGCCGCTAAGGATTTACACTCGGTCCTCTTGGCAGAAAAAGACGAACTACAAAGAACACTACAAAAAGAATTTCCATCACAGACAATCAAGATGAAGACTCCCGCATATTACGAAGACCCTATCTCCAAGGAGAGGTATAGGAAAAAGGGTGATGCTCCTCTGAAGATACGACCAAGGCTGTTGAATGGTGAGTTACGTGTGAAGAAGATACCCTTTAACCCCTCCTCTAGAGACCAGATTGCCAAGGGGTTGATCGGAAAGTATGGGTGGAAACCGTCTGCTTTCACAGGAGAAGGCCGTCCTAAAGTTGATGAATCTGTTCTTGATTTTCTTGAATATCCAGAGGCAAAGTTATTGATTCGGTATCTCACTCTTGTAAAGAGACTGGGTCAAATATCAGATGGTAGGAGGGCATGGCTCAAGGTAGAGGTAGATGGAAGAATCCATGGGAGAGTAAATTCCTGCGGCGCAGTGACATCTCGATGCACTCATAGTCACCCAAATATGGCTCAGGTTCCCAGAGTTGGTGCTATGTGGGGCAAAGAGTGTCGCAGTCTATTCATGGCTCCTGAAGGATACGTTCTAGTAGGCGTGGATGCTAGTGGTTTGGAACTGAGGTGCTTGGCTCATTACACCTTCCCTTTTGATGAGGGTAAGTATACCGAAGAAATACTCCACGGAGATATTCACACAGCGAACCAAGAGGCGGCGGGTCTCTCTTCTAGAGATGAGGCAAAAACTCTGATATACGCCATTTGCTATGGTGCTGGAGATGCCAAAATAGGCACTCTGGTTGATGGCGGTAGAAACGAGGGACGAGCATTAAAGAATAAATTCTTCAGGAAGACCCCGGCTATTAAGAAGATACAAAATGGTATACAACATAGACTTAAGCACCAAGAGTATCTGACTGGAGTAGATGGTAGAAAATTAAAAATTAGATCACCCCATAGTGCGTTTAATACTCTGCTACAATCAGCAGGAGCCATCGCAATGAAAGAGGCTACTTGTATTTTACACGGGAGCCTTAAAGCCAGAGGGTGGACAACTGAAGATGTCATGCAGGTTGGACATATACACGACGAGATTCAACTACAGGTACGGATGGAACTAGCAGATGAAGTCGGAAAAGTCGCAGTGCAAGCAATACAAGAAGCAGGGAAAGCCCTCGGATTCCGCTGCCCCCTCGATGGAGAGTACAAAATTGGAACTAACTGGGCTGAAACCCACTGATGCAGCGTGGGTAGCCGGGCTGATTGACGGAGAGGGGTGCTTTACAGTGGACAATGGTCCTCGCATAGCAGTAGATTCAACTTGTCGATCTGTTATTGAAGAGATTCACAGGATACTGGGGGGTGCGTGTGGGATGCTGAAAAGAAAAACCTGTAAAGGACGATCTGTTTTTAGGTGGAGAGTAAGCGGCTCTCTTGCTGTGTCTATAAGCAAAAGCATACAAGAGTACCTTAGGGATAAGGGAGAGCAGGCTGAGTTATTAACCAAGATATACAAGTATCCTCCTCATTCTGCTATGAGAGACTCCATAAAGAAGCGGATGCGAAGCATCAAGAGAACATCGCTGTGAAGGACCTTACTTTTGTTCCAACTGAAGATATGCTCAGAGAGATTCAGGGTCGGTTTGATGAGATGGTGTTCCTAGCGGCTTCTAAGAGGACTAGCCAGATCGAAGACTTAACCATCTCGTTCTCAGGCTCTTACCACGCATGTGTAGGACTTATTGAGTTAGGTAAATTAGCAATACAAGCAGGAGGCACTGAAGATGAGAACTTTACTAATTGATGGTGATATTGCTCTTTATGAAGTAACCAATGTCTGTGAAGTAGCCGTAGACTGGGGAGACGACTTCTGGACGCTTCATTCAGACCTCAGGGAAGCAACACAGAGATTCGACTGCTGGATCGCGGATGCTAAAGAGAGATTAGAAGCCGATAAGGTAATCGTTGCACTATCTAGTCCGCAGAACTGGAGGAAGACTATTCTTCCCTCATATAAACATAATAGAAAGAGAAAAAGAAAACCTCTCATATTTCCTCAACTTAAGGACTACTGTAAGAGAACCTATCGCTCATTTGAGGTGAATACGCTAGAGGCCGATGATGTGCTGGGTTTACTGGCAGGCTCTCCGGGTTTGGGTAAAATTAAAGGTCAGAAGGTTATAGTTACTATAGACAAAGACCTAAAGACTGTTCCGGGGTTTCACTACAATCCCAACAGGGATACTGAGGGGGTTGTGGAGATCACCGATGAGGAAGCGGACTACAACCATCTCCTACAGGCTTTGATGGGAGACGCAGTAGATGGCTACTCAGGATGCCCCGGAATTGGACCTAAGACAGGGGCTAAAATTCTCAATACCCCTAGTTGGGAAGCCGTAGTTGAGGCGTATAGAAAAGCAGGTATAGAGGAAGAGGATGCCCTGGTTCAGGCTAGGGTCGCTAGGATACTTCGGTGGGGGGAGTTTGATATGAAAAAAGAAGAGGTTAAGTTGTGGAACCCCTCTTAATTGTGTGCTGACAGCACTTTACGTTTATTTGGTCGAATATAAGGATGACTATACGGAATGAAAAACAAAGATTTACAATTTCCAGCAATATCGGAAGCATTATTGGTAGAACTAAACAGAAGATGGCCTGAGAGATGTCCCGATATTGAATGGGACGAAAAGACTGTCTGGTTTGTTTCTGGGCAGCGATCAGTTATTAGGTTCTTGAATCAGATATTCAACGAGCAGAATGATAATATCCTAGACAACAAGGAGTAATTACTATGTGTTTTCCTAGTGCGCCTGTGGCTCAGGTAGTGCCTCCTCCGGCTCCTGTGCCACCGCCTCCACCCCCGGCTCCTGTTACGGTGTCCGCACCTCCCTCATTACCACAGATGCCGCCCGAAAAGAACCCTCAAAAGAGGGCTAAAACCGCCGCACAGAAGCGAAGGGCTGCTTCGGGGTTTAAGTCAGGCAAGGCGAAGTACACAATACCACTAGGAGGCGGGTCCACAGGCTCGGTTAATGTCTAATGCATGGTGAAGGTTCTATAGCAAGTCTATATTCTAAGTGCGAATCCCAAAGATCGTCATTTTTAGAGAGAGGGAGAGATTCCTCAAGACTCACAGTCCCCACGATTCTACCTGATGACGGGAACGGGGCTAGAAAATTTCCTACGCCTTGGCAAAGTGTGGGCGCGCGAGGAGTTAATAATTTATCCTCAGCCCTTCTGCTGAGTTTACTGCCTCCAAATGCCCCATTCTTCAGACTTGTTCTCGATGAGAAAGAGATGAAGAAATTAGAATCCATAGACCCAAAAATAAAGACTGAGGTAGAGACATCTCTGGCTGACATTGAACGTGCAGTCTCTAGAGAAATTGAAGCAAATAACATTCGCGTAGCGACCTTTGAGGCCCTGCGACACCTTGTCGTGACAGGCAATGCCCTTTTATACTTGCCAGACAAGGGTCCTATGCGAGTGATCCACCTTGATCGCTTTATTGTTAAGAGAGACCCTATGGGTAACGCTAGGTGCATCATATTGAAAGAAACGGTGGCTCCGGCTATGCTTCCTCCCAGTATTAGGCAGTATGTGGAATCTCAACTGGCTGAGTATGAAGATCACTGTGATATCTACACGAAACAAGAAATCCTTGATGACGGGAAAGTCCAGGTTGTACAAGAGGTGCAAGGCAAGATCATCGAAGAGACTATACAAAAGTTCCCTAAAGGTCACTCCCCCTTCATCGCTCTTAGAATGATGCGGGTGGATGGGGAGGATTACGGGAGAGGCTATGTTGAACAATACTTTGGCGACCTATCGTCGTTGGAGGGGCTAACCAAGGCCATCGTAGAAGGAGCAGCGGCTTCTTCTAAGGTATTGTTCCTAGTGAATCCAAATGGTACTACACGAGCCAAGACTCTTGCAGAGAGTCCCAATGGCGCAATAAGGGAAGGATCGGCCGCAGATGTCAGTGTATTGCAAACTCAGAAGGCAAATGATTTCGGTGTCGCACTCAATGCGATGCAGCAGATTCAAGAGCGTTTATCATATGCATTCCTCCTTACAGAATCAACTATTCGTAATGCGGATCGCGTTACCGCAGAAGAAGTAAGGCTAGTAACACAGTCTATTGAGAGACAACTTGGCGGAATATACAGCGTCTTATCTCAGGAGTTCCAACTCCCTCTGGTCAATAGAATTATGGATAGGATGCAGAAGGACAAGAATCTCCCCAAAATCCCAAGGGATAAGATTACTCCTACAATAATCACAGGAATAGAAGCACTAGGACGCGGGAACGACTTAAATCGCCTTGATATTTATTTGGCTGGCATAGCGCAAGTTCTTGGTCCTGAGGTATTATCTCAATATATTGATATTAGAGAGTACATGTCGCGTCGTGCCTACGCACTGGGAATAGACACTGATGGTCTTGTTAAATCAGAGCAAGAGATCGCTGCTGCCATGCAACAGCAACAGATGGCACAAATGACTGAATCTCTAGGACCTAACGCTGTGAATGCAATGTCGAAACAAATGGAGAACGTAAATGGCTGATTATCAAAAAGTGGAAACTCACGAAGACGCTGGAGATGCTGCCTTTTCTGAAGCAGACCTTCAAGGTCTAGAACAAGAAGCAGCAGATCAAGAGGCTGCTCAACAGGCTAAACTTGAAGAAGAGGCTCAACGAGAGGCTCAGATTACGGCTGAAGAACGTCCTGAGTGGCTTCCTGAGAAGTTTGAGTCCCCCGAAGCGATGGCTAAAGCATACTCTGACTTAGAAACAGAATATACAAAGAAGAAGCAGGGGGAGGGCGGAGAAGAAGAAGAGGCTGCAACGCCTACTGAATTTACTCTAGAGACTTTTAATAAGTACAGCGAGGAGTTTGGGAGTAGTGGAGAAATCTCTGACGCTTCTCGTGATGAACTGGTAAAAATGGGACTCCCTAGAGAAATGATTGATGGCTATATTGAAGGCCAGCAGGCTCTATTGAGCAACCATCTTAACTCTGTTTACGCAGAGGTAGGCGGAGAGGGTAACTATGCGTCCATGGTTGAGTGGGCTAAGGGAAACCTCTCAGAGAACGATCAAGCAGTCTTTAATGAAGCAGTAATGAGTGGAACACCAGAACAGATGATGTTTGCTATTCGTAGCCTCGCTAGTCGGTGGACTGCTGAAGAACCGATGTCTACTCAGGGGTCTTTGATCCAAGGAGACACAGGTACTCAAGGAGCCAGCGGTGCGTTCCAATCGGTCGCTCAGTTGACTGCGGCTATGAAAGACCCTCGGTATATTAAAGACCCTGCATACCGTAAGGACATCGAGACGCGACTCTCGCATTCAAATATCCTCTAATGAATAACAAATACATACTGATGGCTACGATCTTCCTATTGGCAGGATGTGCCACAGTAGATCGGATGTGGAACCCTCCAACCATGACTGACAAAGTGTCTTCCATCGCCGGAGAAGTCCAAAGTGCTGGAGGAGGCTTGGCAATGCTGAGTTTCGTAGGAGGCATTTCAATACTAGGTGGTTTCGTTTTACTCTGTGTTTCAGCGGGGCGTAAAGGCTGGTATCCTGTCCTTGGAGGGGTAGGGCTAATTTTTATTAACGCTTTATTACAAGAGTATTTTCATTTTATTGCA